GGGCTGTAAGGAATCGTCCATAAAATATCATGGGCAAGATTGCTGGCATATTTCCGATTGGTGAGACTGGCGAACAATTCGTCGTAGCCGAATGGTACCCCGATCCAGAAGTTGTCGAACAAGAATTGTTCAGGTTAGCCAACGACATTGAAGATTGGGGCGTACCATTAACGGAAGCACGCCAAGCATTCATACATGATACAAGAATGCACTTCCAGAACGAAATGGACCCTTATGGTAGACCTTGGCAAGCTCTGTCTGATGGTTACCTTAAAGATAAACTTGCTTTAGGTTTTCCTGACCGAATATTGGAACGTGATGATACGTTGCGTCAAGCTGCTATAAGTGAGTCAGCTTGGCTAATAACTGAAAGAGAAGTTATCTTTCGTGTTGATGAACTTCCGTTCTATGGTCCTTATCACCAGTCAGGTGTTACGTCTGGTTATGGGATTAAAACAAAAACCTTGCCCCAACGTATGTTCATTGGGGCAAGCGAGGACGCAATCAACACAGTTGAGGGTATTTTCATTCGGTATATTAATGCAATGGTCGATAAGGATATAGATGATGGTCCGGTACACTTCCCAGGCATCAGCAGTAACATACATGGACCGTCTCAGATAATCAATGTCCTAAAGACTGGTCAGCCTCAGATAGCTGGTGGACGATTCGGTCGTAAACGATGAGTCCTGTCGTTACGCCAGCGAGGTTATTGCGGCCAGAAGATGTAGTCGAGTACATATCGGATTACATCGAGGGAAGTGCATTACCGTTTGAAAATGTCTTGAAGTACAATGAATTTCACGCATCGGCATATCCCGCTGTTCAGGTTATGAGTGGTGAGTTTCAGAAAGAATTGTATGGTACACATACATTCTTGCTCACACTTAGGGCAGACATATATGTGATGCACGCAAAATTGACGGAAGATCGTCAGACTCGTAACTACAACGATCTTAAACTTGCAACTGATCTAGTTGCATTTCTTGAAAATGATCTTACGCTTGGTGGACGTATCATAGCTGGTTGGGTTGTTACTGAAACTCCAGGGGCTATGCCGCCAAGAACGAATAAGGGTGATGCAGTAGTTAGTACCCTCTTAAAGTGGCAAGGAACTCAAGAAGGTAGGTTCTAGGATGACATATAAGCTAAAGTATGAGCATCCTCAGTTCCCTACTGGTGACGATGGCATCGAATTCGGTATTAGTGGATTAGGCCGCGTTATCAATGGGGGCACACTAGACGTTGATGAAGATATGGAGTATTCCTTCGTCGCTTCTAGGGGTATGACTCTTGAGGATGCTTTTAATGATTCACCAGAAGTTACACTAACGGGCAATACTTCATTAAGCGACGAAGTGGTTAAGCAGCTTGTTCCCGCACCTGAGGTTGAGGAAGGTTCTGACGATTCTTCACCAACCACTGTGCAGGAATCTGTTAAGCCAGAGGCGCCGACTGAGGTTATTGATTCAAAGGCGGTGAGCAACGATGCCTAACGCTGATATTGCAGGTAACGGTTCTGTATGGATCGGCCTTGAAACAACGTATGGTACGCCTGTTGATCCTACAGCATCAGGTGTCGGCGTATGGTGTCCGATCTTGTCAGAGACGTTGAAGTACACTGAGGCTAAGTATTACTCGCCTCAGATTAGACAGTCTGCCATCGTCAGCGATGTTAGACAGTCTTACTACCATGTTGAGGGCGATATCGTTATGGAGGTAGACTCGAATTATCTGCCTTACTTCCTTATTGCTTCTCGGCATAGTATTGCAAAGACTGGCCCGGTTTCGCTGGTCTACAACTATGCTGCGACGCCGACTAACATCGGTTCTACGTATCCTGGTGGTACAGGTCGTGGTCTTAGTATCGCGATTGTTCGTGATGCAGTTGGCTTCCTTTATAGCGGCTGCGTGGTTAACAACTGGGAGTTCATGATTGACAATGGTGTGCTTAAGGTCACAATGGGCATTCTTGGTCTTGCTGAAACTGACCTTGCTGGTGCGCCTAGCCAGTCGTGGATTGATCCACTGCTTCTTGGTGCAGATGCACACAGTATCTATCTTGATACTGCTGGTACTGCGCCGACATTCGGTGGTGGCCGTGATAACACGTTTAACGGATTTACGTGGCGTGCTAATTATAACGGTACTCCGCAGAACAGGATCGTTCCTACTAGGTCTGCTACGTATATCTCGTATGGTGAGATTGAGGCGACCTATGAGACTGAACTTGATTTCGTGAGTAAAACTGAATACAACAACATGAAGGCTAATACCCTTCGCGCAATCAAGTTGGAGTCGATTAACCCTGGTGGTGTGAGCGGAACGTTCGCTGCTGCGACTAGCGCATTACAGATCATAACGCGTCGTAGTAACTATGACACTTATGATGTTGGTCTTACTGGCATGGGCGATTTAATTATGGCTCGTGTTACTGGTCGTTCAATTGGTATTAGCGGTGCTGCACCATACACGATCACTTGTAAGTCACTTGCTAACTTAACACCGTAATACTGTAATATCCAATAAGGAGAGAGTTATGCCCGTAGTTACTGTAGATGAGAACGCGTTCGAGAGGCATGAATTAAAGACAGCACCAGCTGATCCTAACGTACCTGGTGATGAAGCCGGGTACGTTATGCTTCGTCCTCTGCCTTACGGCATGAAGTTGAGTCGTCGTAGTAAGGCTACTAAGATGATGATGCGTAGTAAGCCTGTCCAGAATCGTAAGCAGGCTCAGGAACAGGATCAGGTCTTTGAGTTAGAATCGCATGATGAGTGGGCAATGGCCCACGACTTTGCGTACTGTATTGGTACTCATAACTTGCAGAATCCAGATGGTTCTCTTATCGACTTCACTAGACCGATGAGTCTTAAGATGCTCGATCCTCGTGTTGGTTCGGAGATTGAGACGCTTATTGATAAACTCAATAATGATGATGATGAGGAAGCGTTTGAGGATTTTCTGCTACGGTCAAATACACCATCTACGGCCGAAGTCGATTCGTCGAAAACGGATGGATTAGAAACACAAACGCAGATGGAACTCCCAGTGACGGAGAAAGTCGTTTCGTAGAGTCGTGGGTCTATTATGAAGCGCAGGAGTGGATAAACATAGCTCTGATATGTGAAAGGCTCCACGTGCTTCCTAATAGTGGTGGTGTACTACAACAAAATGAAGATGACATTAAACGAATGTTAGTTGTTTATGATCATGTAGATAGTTGGCGTAAGTTGGAAATGGACCGGCTGACTAGTGGAGGTGGTAGTTAGGATGGCAGTTACAGCTAGAGAGGTAATTATGGTATTCAGAGGTCAGAATTACCTCTCTAGCGCCATTCGCCGTGTTGGATCAGATGTTGGTAAACTTAGTAGTGCTCAAACTGTCGCTAGACAAAAGCAGCAGTTGCAGATAGCACAACAAAGAGCTATGTTGACTAGAAGTAATGCAGAAGCAGAGAGAAAGTCGATCGAAAGTGGCTCTCGTAGATTAACTATGGATAAAGCAGTACAGGCTCAAGCTGTTGCAGCAGAAAGATCTAATGCAAGATTACTTCAACAGCAGACTGAACTTAGAAGAATGCGAAGGGTTGTTAGAGCACAAGGTGCCTTGCCTGGACAGACGCCTTATGAATCCTCTCAATTCATAAAAGCCCAAAAGATGCAAGTTGATGCCACAAAACAGGCTATTCTAAATCAAGCAACGGCAGTTAGAAAGTTAGCAGCCGATGAGGATAATGCAGCACATCGTGTGAGCCACTTAACTCAGTTTGAGGATATTCAAACAGAGGCTATTAAGGCGCAAGAACTACAACTTGAGCGTTTAAGTTTAATGGAAGATAAGGCACTAAGTGTACAGAGATGGCAGGGTTATGCCAGAACAGTAGAACATGCAGGACGTGTAACACAAATGTTTGGTATTATTACTGGAGCAGCAATGGGTTATGCTGCTGACCAGGCTGCTAAATTTAATACACAAGTTACATTAGCTGCTACTCAGGATATTACTCCTGGGAAAAACAGTGTTCAACAGATAAAACAAATTTCTGGTGCTTTAAGTGATGGCATCCTGAAATTAATGGCATCAGGTAAAGCTGTAGCTAGTTCATCAGAATTTTCTACTTCGGGTTATTCAATCCTTTCGGGTGTGACTGGCCTAAAGGGAAATAGTATGCAGAAGGCTAAAGAAGCAATTAGCCTGATTAAGGAATTTAATCTGGTTACTAAGGCTAACTTTGGTTTGGTCAGTTTGGATCAGATTACACAGGCTGGTATTACTCTATTGAATACTTTTGGTACTAGTGTTAGAAATTTACCCCACGAGTTCGATGTTATGCAGAATGCCGTTAACCGCGGTCGTATTACTATGGGCCAGTTTACTGATGGATTGAATCAAACCGCACCCGCAGCGAAAGCCGCAGGGTATACATTCGATCAAATGGCTGGAACATTAAGTTTCTTGTCAACTAAGTTCCCTAATTATAACCGCGCAGCAATTGGTTATGCGAGATTAGTTGAGATACTTGCTAACCAAAAGTTTATAGCCGGACTAAAGGCAGTTGGTGTCACAATAACCGACACTACGGGTAAGCACCTATTACCGTTTGAACAAGTTATAACACGATTGGTTAAGAAGTTCCCCGATCTTGCCAAGGGCGGCCTGTTCGTACAAAACTTCTTTAAGCAGTTCTCTGGGCAGACAGGATTTATTGGTGCTCGCAGAGCATTTACTGTAGCTGTGCAAGATCAACCTGGGTTGGATCGATTTAGTCGCAACATTCCTGCACAGGCCGCGGGACTCGTTAATGCATCTGCGACAGCTTTAAGTAAGACTGGTGAAGTTAAGTTAAAAGAACTTAAAACCCAGTTCCAGGCTTTAATAATTACTTTAGGTCAAGGTGCCATCCCAGCGTTCGTATCTTTGGCGAAACCTGTTGAAGCTATTATAAATTGGTTTAATGGGTTAGGTACGAGCACCAAGCATGCGATTGGGTACTTTATCACGATGAGTGCAATACTTGGTGTGCTGGTCGGTTCACTAGCTATTGTTGGTGGTAGCATAGCTTCAATGGTCAGCACGTTCATGCTATGGCGCTTAGCGTCTCAAGCTGCCGCACTTGGCACAGCTGAATTATCAACAGAAGTTGGTATATTGGGTGATACGGTTGGCGCAGTTGAGGTAGAATTAGCTCCACTCTTAGCTGGTCTAGCACTACTGGCCCTTTTAGGAAAAGCTCTTGCGACAGCAGCACCTACGGTTGTGGGACATACTAGGGGTACGAGCGGCTTAAGTAGTACAAACATTGTAACTTCTAATGGAGTTAGATACATACAACAGCCTGGTGGTGGTAGACTTACGAGAGCACCTCGTGGTGCAATAACAACACAAGAGGCTGCTAGTGCCCATGCTATTAATCAAGCTGTTGCGGATTCGCCTCGTTATCAACATGCTATCGGAGCCAATCAGAAGGCCGTTAATGCCTTTACAAAGGCTCTGCAAATGGAAGCCGCCGCACAACGCATTTCCAATGCGATTGATAGAGAAACAGGCGTCACTGGTAGCCTAAAGGTGCGCTCTGTTCAAGGTTGGATTGCATTGATAGAGAAGGCTAAAACTGCTGCTGCAAAGAATCCATTTGACATTCAAGCACAGAAAAGGATGGAAGGCGCAGAAGCTCTATTGAACGCACAGTTCAAGAATCAACCTGTGTTGCTTGCTGCCATCAATGATGTATTAGGTGCATACAACGATCAAGTTCAACAGGCGACTGATTCTACGAAAACATTAGGAACTACTTTCCAAGATGTGTTGCAGGGCGTGATGAGTATGTACAATACATTCCTTGGACAAGAACAATCTGCGATGGGAGAGTTATTCTCTGGCCCATTCGTTAACACACCCCGAGTTCAAAATCGCTTACAATGGGGTGGAATGCTGACTGGTAAAGACTTGCTTAAGGACGAAATGGCGAGTTTGTCTCGATTCCATGCGTTCCATGCACAGTTGAACCAACTTCGCGGCAAGGGTGCTCCAGCAGAGTTAATTAAAGAGTTAATGGCAAAGGGTCCTGATGGTGTGATGAGGACAGATGCATTCGGTCGCCAAAGGAAGTCTTTAATTCAGGAACTCATTGGGTTATCTCCTGCTGATCGCAAAAAGTATTTTGATGGAATTAGAGCACAGACAAAGGCCACGCAGAATGCTGCACTTGCGGATCTTAAAGATCAATTAAAGATATATCGTCAGCATGGGCGCAACATTGCCATAGCAATCGTAGCTGGACTCAGAGACGAGAATGTTGCTATGACCAATGCTATCACTGGCATGATTAAAAATATGTTCCCCGGACTTCCAGTCGGTAATACTGGTGCAGGTGGTAAGCCTGGTCACAAGGCACCGCCTCACATACCACATCCCGCAGCATCAGGAAAAACTGGTGATCAGCATACACACTATCATGTTACAGTTCCTGGCAAAGATGCGAGTATTAAAACACAACTTAAGCATGCCCATTTCGTCAATAAGAACAGATATACCAATCGTGGAAAGGGCCAGTTCCCTGGCACTAGATAATGCTTACAAAATGTGATTTCCATAACATTGACGGATCAACTGTTTATTCGCTCAACAGCGATACGTCTCCGTTGAAGGAGTTCGATATCACGGTCAATCAGCGTGTGACAACCGACCGTGAGAAGTCTCAGCAACACGGTGTGTATCCCACTAATAGCCTTCGTGGGTCAATGACCATACACGCCGAAGGTAGCATCTTTGGGAACGATAGTCCGGGTTATTGGGCAGAGCGCAAATTGATGTTACGAGCTTTGTTTGGTGCACCAACTCTTACTCCGGTCTTAACCGACCGTAAGCTGGGATTCTTACAAGTGGGATTTGCTGGTGAATCAGAAGATTGGAAGTGTGACGTAACCATCAGCGCATTCAGCGCACCGATAACCGCATTGTATCCGAGTATGACGGATTATCTCATTACGTTTGAGAGTTGGACGCCGTGGTTCTTTGGTGCAACAACTCCGACCAATCTCTACTACGCGGCGTAGGCCACAATGCCGCTCGTTAATCCAGGGCACTCTCACGACTCACCTGTGCAGGTGGGTTTTTTAGTACCCGCGCAAGTGGGTATTGGTCGTACAAGTTATGATACACCATCAGTAATCATCACGAGTATAACCCAGGTATTATATGTTGAAGGTGGGCCATACTCAGACTCAGCAACATTTGCAATTGTGACGAGTGTGCCAACAGGTGAGTTAGAATTCGTACACCCCGCAGGTCAATGGGGACCATTCGACACAGATAATGGACAAATCTGATGCCTACTGTAGCCCATGATTTCACGTATTACATAGATCACACTTCAACAGACCCGACGTTCACGCCTGGGTCATTCATCAGCTTTAAGCCCGAGAATCTGGCTTGGGATGAACAGATACGTGGGGTTGGTAACTGCTCTTATCAGATCAGTTTTAGTGCGCTCGATGTTGATGGCGCTGTCATAGTTAGCGGCCACGACTTCATAGGCCCGATGCGCTCATGGTTCCGGCTACGATATGGTGACGTGGTTATTATGAGTGGGCCGATAGTTTCATCTGAGCGCACTAGCTTCCATGACGACTTTATGAGCGTAGCTGGTAAGACGTGGGAACACTATTTTGAGCGTTGGCAGTATCCATTCGATCCACGTTTCGGTCCACCGGATCATACATTTGATTTCCAACACCCGAATACGTACAACAACAATGAACTCATTGGGTCTGGTGCAGCAACACCGGACGGACTTGCGTATCAGGCATTTAACCGTGACTTAATCCGCATACTAGGTGATATCATCCCAGAGGTCATGAATGTGGGTAATCGCATTACATTCGATCTTAGTTCACTGTCTGGACTCAGTGGTATTCGCACCAATATGAATCTCAGCCTTGGGGATGATTCATACTTAGATTCGATCATCAACACATTGTGGATTGGTCATGATATGGCATTCCATTGGGCAACACCATACAGATTCGGTAATCCGACCAGTCCGGCGATCTATTACACCATTGATAGTTCACACATTCCTATTGATTTAGGATTTACTAACAATGGACCAGCGGCAACTCATGTGTTAGGTAAGGGTGCTGGACTAGCATCACAAACCACATTAGGTCGAGCATACGGTTATCTTCCTGGTCAGGTACAATTCTCACGACTGGATGCTTCATATGACTTTGGTGACATTAGATCATTCCAACAGTTAATCAATCTTACACAGAAGCAGCTTAGTCGGGACTTGCAGCCTCAACACGTTATAACACTTAAGGTCGATCCATACCTCATCACAGACTATTGGCTTACATTCCGTATTGGCCGCGCAATCTACATTGATTATGAAATGATCTTCCACATGATAGATTCACCACAACAGATCAAGTCATACTCAGCGACAATGGACCCCGAGGGTGGGGTACTCGTTGATATCACATTAGACCAGATATATGCTTTGAGCATTAACACAGGTACACCTGAGGGTTAAATGCACGACTACGATCAACAGATGTTGCACGACCATATCACTCACCTTGAAAACCGGACACGAAGGTTACAGAATAACACGGCACCTACTGTGCCGGTCTATGATTTAGATTCAATGGTTCCAAAAGTTTGGACTATAAGACACAATGATTGGGATTTCGGTAGCAATAGTCCTGGTCAGATAGCGTGGTCTGAGAAATTGGGAATGTTTATTATTGTTGCATTAGGCAACTCTCCATACTCAGAATTAACCTCAACTGATGGTATAACGTGGACTGGTAGAGCAGGCCCAGGCACACTTCAATCTAGCGGGTTATGGGGACACTTGCCTGGTAGTGATGTGCAACCCCGTTATTACTCTGGTAAGAACAGGCAAACAAGTGATGGTTTAAGTTGGTCAATAACACCTTCTGGTTTTAGTGATGAAGTTGCTGCATATTCTCCGACATTGAATAGGTGGGTTGCTATCCATTTGGGTGGTAATACTGTAGCAACTTCTGATGATAATGGAACAACGTGGACAAATAGAACTACTCCGTGGGATAGTCGTTCTCCTGATGTATTCACTGGTATGTGGTCAGCTATATTTAATTGTTTTATATTAGCAGGAGACACGGCTGCTCCATATCACACTGTTCTTAGATCGGACGACGGGATAGCGTGGCAATCTGTATCTACACCATTAGATCAGTGGTCCTTTTGCTACGATATAACAGAGTCTCCACGTTTAGGTAAAGTATTCATAGCTGGAAGTGGTAATTCTGATCCAGTGACAGGTGTCTTTGATCCAAGTCATTCGTCGGTCATACAATCAAGCGATGGTGGGTTAACTTGGACTGAAACACCACCTATGTTTGATGGAATAATTGGTACCTTTGCGGCAGGTGAGGCTATATGTATCATAGATGATGGACAAAACGTTATAGTTGGTGGATACACAAACGGCTTCTCGGACCGTGCAGCATTCTTATCACCGAATGGAAATGTTGAATGGGTAAATGCTAATATTCCTTTTGACGGTGTATATTCACTAGCTTATTCACCATCACTTGATGTTGTAGTTGCTACTGGATTTTTGGGTCCTCAAGCTAGAATAGCAACTTACGGACATCCTTAAAATGTACGAAACCTTTAAACCACGTATCATGGCTGCGCGCAACAAACTCGAAAAGCTCGAGAATATTGCTGCGCCCACGATACCAAAGTACGATTTGACAAATGGTGTTGAGCTATTTATGATGGTCTTTATACCTGGTGGTAGAATTCTATTCCCATTATCACCAAATGTAGACTATTTTGTGGAAGTACATTTTGTAACCGATCTTGTTTCCACTGGTGTTTGGGATTGGTATGTGAATGGAGTTTTAGTGGGTACTCTCACACCAGGTATAGAAGCACCAAATCTTGAGTTTGCAACTACAATGTTTCCAGATATTGGCGGACCTAATGATCTAATCAGTTACCCAGATATGACCTATTATTTGTGGGATGTGCGTGTAGGTTCTACACGTGGAGGAACTGAATATTTTAGTGATCCACTTAGTTCATTTCCAACTGATCCACCGTGGGAATTGGTAGTTAATCCGGTTGATGATGGAATGTTTGGGATGACGAATGTGAATCTATCACCACACGGAACTGTGTTGGAATTAACACATATAATTGATGGTGGTGGATCGAATGTTTTCTTTACTAAAAATAGTACATTGGGTTTTCATACTGATATATGGACGAGTTTTCATGTACAGTTCCCAGTATCTACATTTAATCTTTTGTTAAATGATCCATTTATAAATGCCTGTTATTTTAGTCTTTCTCAGGTATGGGAACACGGCCTCTATATATATCCTCAATTTACGTCACTCATTTAACAATGTCTTACGATCAATTTCATCAT